AATCGGGGACCAGGCGGGCCGGGAGTACCCAATCGACGGCGTCGTGCGCAGGGTCCACGTCACGCCGTCCGGCGAGGTCATGATGTCCGAGCCCGCCGCACTGCCCCCGCCGGCGAGGAAGAGGCCCAACGTCTCGACCCAGATCACGCCTTGCCAGTTCATCACGACGGCCGGGCCGAGTTGCACTTGCCACGGGGCGGGCGTGGGCGTCGCGCCGTGGCCGAGGCCGGTATAGGTGAGGACTTGCGTGTCCGTGATCACGGACCCCCCCCCGGCCGCGAACCACGCCGGCGCGTTGGCCAGCGGGATCGTGGACGCCCCCGCCGCCACCGCGGCCAGGGTGGCTTCCCCGTGCCCCTTCCCGTACACCCGCGTCCGCACTTGCGACAGATCGACCATCGCCGTGATGTGGGGGGCGTCCAGGAACCGCCCCGGCGTCGTGTCGAGATCGTCGGGGGACTCGGTCACTTCGGCGGTGAACAGGTGGAGATCGAGATCCTCGACGTAGAAGTAGCCGCCGATCAGTTTCGCGAGCTGCCGCAGACACCCGCTGAAGCCTTCCGACCCGTCGAAGTTCACGGACACCAGCGGGAGCCCGGCTTCGATATGCGTCCCCGTGAAGCCCGGGGCGTAGGCGGCCAGCAGCGCCTGCGCGATCGTGGTGGCGCTCACGTTCGTCCACGTCCCAAACGGGAGCCGCCGATTCAGGCGCGCCAGATCATCCGTCGCGCTGCAGGGATAGCACACCTGACTCGGGAGGCCGTCGTAGGTCCGATCCACGGTTTCCAGCGTGCCATTGAACAGGAGCGTCGGCGGATCGAGGCCCACCGTCACCCGCAGGGACTGGCCCACGAGGGGCGCCGTCCCTTCGACCGTGAGCCGGGCCGTGTTCGGCGCGTCGTTCAGGACATCGTGGATCGACAGGGAGCCCACGCGCACCCGTGTGCGGGCCTCCACCCCGTTGATCAGGATCCGGACGTGTGTCTGTCGAGCCGGGAGCAGCGCGGCCGGCACATGGCCGAAACGGCTGTTGCCGAACCGCGCCACCCCGAACACGGCATAGTTCAGCGGCATCAGGCGGACCCCACCTTCTTGCCTTGCAGTACCGCCCGCGTGTTGTGCGCATTCACCACGGTGGCCAGCGTGCGGCCGTCGACGACGAGGTTGATCACCGTGGTGCCACCGCCGCCGCCCCCGCTGGCCGGCAGCACATACTCCCCCGCGTGCGCGTAGATCAAGCCGTCGCTCGTGACCGGCCCGCCCGCGGCGAAGCCCGGCACCCGCGGGCCGCGATCGCCCACCCACTCGGCCGGGTTGAAGCCGCTGCGATAGATCGCGAAGGCGTTCTCCATGGAGAAGCCCTGCTTCAAGAGGCCGAGGATCCCGCTCTTCGACGCGCCGAAGCGCTTCTTGAAGAAGTCGTCGCTCATCTCCGCCAGCGTGATCGCCGTCATGGCAAACGACCCGCCCGCGGCGTGGAGCGCCTGCGCTTCGGTGAGGGACACCATTTCCCCCGAGAGGAGCCGCACTTGTTCGACGGCCGTCTCCAGCGCCGGGACGACTTGCGTCTCGATCGTCTCGGCGGTGAATTTCAGGCCGGTGTCGAAAATCTCGTTGCTGGACGCCGCGGCGTTGAGCTGGCTTTCCATCGCGGCCAGCTTGCGGTCCAGGTCGTCGTACCCGCCTTTGAGCTTGTCGAGCCCGGCATAGTGGCGCGTGAGCGCGTCGGTATGATCCGCGACGGCCGCCGCGGCCTTCGTATTCGCCGTGATCGAGGCGGTGATCTCGGCGTCCATCGCGTGCGCCGTCGCCGTGGCGTCCGCGAAGGACATCCCCATCCCCGTCGCGGCTTCGCCCAAGGCGAGCACCGGCGGCGTCCCCTGCACCACGCGCCCTTCCAGTTTGGCGAGCGCGGTTTCATGCGCGAGGATCTCTGAATTGGCGCGGCCGAAATGCGCCGGGTCGAACCGAGACAGGTAGTTGCCGATCGCGAAGCCGGCCCCTTCAATCGCGAGCACGACCGACCCGCCCCAGGCGATGGCTTGCTGCTGCGCCCGCTTCTGGGCGTCCCCAACCCGGTCGAGCGCCTGCACGGTGGCGTCCGCCATCACCGGCGCCGCCTCGCCCACCTCTTTCATGCCGCCTTTGATCGCGGGGAGGATCTCCTTCCAGGTCTTCCCGAAAAGATCCGCGGCGATACTGGCTTGTTCGGTCGGGTCGTGGATCGCGCGGATGCCGGACGCGAGCTGCGTCATCTGGTCATACGTGCCCAGCTTGTTGAACGCCTCCATGTTGATCCCGAGTTTCTTCATGGCGCCCGCGGCCCCGGAGTCGTGGTCCCCGAGCCGTTGCTGCAGGTTCTGGACGGCCCCCACGAGACTACCGATCGAGGAGCCCGACTGGCCCGCGACATAGTTCAGCTTCTGGACTTCCGCGATGCTCAGCCCCGTCTGATCGGCCATCTTCTGAATCGAGTCGCCGGCCTCGAGGACACTCCGCCCGAACGCCACGACGGCGCCGAGGGTGAACATGCCGGCGAGCTGCGCGCCCATGCTCCCGAGGACGGACGTCGCCGTGCCCGCCTCCGTCGTCATCGTCTTGATCGCCGTGCCCGACTTCGACGTGTCCCCTTCGAAGGCGCGGAGCTTCGACCCGGCGCTCTGGACGGCGCTGTCAAATTGGGTGAAGTCGGCGCGGAAGGTGCCGGTAATCGCCATCAGTCGGCCTGCTCGTTCAGCATCTCAATCAACACCGCGTAGTCGTCCTGGTCTAGTTCACGGACCCAGTCGACGCGCCAGCCGCAGCGGAGGGCGATGGCGAGATCGCTGCGGATCCCTTCTCGCCAGCCGTCCCGTTTTTTTCCGTCTCCCGGGCCGCACTCATCGCCGCTTCGTGGGCTTCGATGGCCTGCTTGATCTCGGTGAAGCGGGGCGGGGCCAGCGTGTCGAGCGCCGTCCACACCTCCGCGACGGAGGCGCCGGCGATCGACGCCTCGAGACTCCAATCGAGGAGATACGCGAGGATCAGGCTCACGCCGTACTCCAGCGTGTCCACATGCCGCGCACCGTCCGCGTCGACGGTGCAGCTGCGCTTCAGGTGGGCGCGCGTCTCCCCCGCGGTGAGGTACTGCTTGACGAGGATCCACTGCCCCTCTGAGAGCGGGAGGCGCCGCGTCTCCGGCCGGATAAACCACGATCCCATGTGCTCGTCTCCGTTATTGCAGCGGGGGCCCCAGCGTGGCCCGGAGTTCGGTCGTCCCCACGTTCACGTCCGTGAGCGGCCAGCACCAGCGGCCCTTGTCGCGCGGCGCGGTGAAGAGGAGTTCCTGATACTTCGCCGCTTGCCGGCACTGCCAGGCGTCCGCCTGCGCGAAGGTGGCCGAGAGCTTCCAGGCTCCCGGCGCCTTCACGATCCGCCACGACGTCAGGACGGCGACGGGCCGATAGCCCCAGACGAGGGTGCCCGGCCCGCGGGCGCCCCCGCCGCCGTAGAGCGTGAGTGCATCAAACACGGCCCACCGATCACGGCGCCATCGTCCAGGCGGCGGCGGCCATGAAGGAGCCGGACACCTTCGGCGCGGCCAGACTGCAATCGATCGAGGCGTCCAGATAGGCCAGGCCCGACCAGAAGAAGGTGGACTCGGACGTGTTCGGCACGAGCTTCAACATGCCGGGCGTCGTGGCTTCGGCGGCGTCGAACAACACGACGTTCGTCGAGTTCCAGAAGCCGCTGACGGTCCCGTTCATGTCGCGCAAGCCGGGCACGTACACCTTGTTCGTGTCCCCGAAACAGGAGACATCTTCCTTGTCGGTCTTGATGTCCAGCTTCCACCCGTTCAGTGAGATGAGCGCGACCGGGGTGATCCCCGCCGGGTCATACATGATCGAACCGAGCCGCCCTGATTTGATCGCCATGTCCTCGTCTCCCCTTCGTGTGACGTCGTGTTACGTCCCAATACTCATCTGCAGGCGGTAGTGGCCGCCGCGTCGATACCAGCGGATCGACGGATCCGCCTCGTCGACTTCCGTCGTGCGAATCCGGGATTCCCGGTGCAGGGTCATCCAGGTATAGCCCGTCACCGTCAGCGGTTGATCCTCGAGCAGCACATCGATCCGGGCCGCCGCCGCTTTGATGTCGGCGCCGGCCACCGTCGAGAGCATGCGGGCTTCCACTTGAAAGAGCGCGTCTTCGACCGTGCGGCCCTGGCCGTACGTGGCCTCGTCGTCTTCGCCCACCAGGCTCACGATCACGAACCGCGTCGAGCCGGGGGGCGCCTCATCCACGTACACCCCATTCGGGCAGAGCGCCAGGAGCGTCGCGTCCGCGCCCAGCTTCACGACCAGGGCCGCGTCAATGGCGGAGCTGTCCGGCATTACGCCGCCCGTTCCTCGCCCGACACGATCAAGCCCGCGCGCTCGAGCACGCCACGGAGTGCCATGAACAGCCGCCGCCGAAACCGGCTCATCGTGTTCACGAAGACGTGCGTCGGCGGCGTCGCCCCCCACATCTGCCCGGTACTCGCCCCGCTGGCCTTATGGCGGGCCTGGGATCCGTTATCGAAGAGCCACGCATGGGGACTGTTGCTTTTGACGTGGTAGCCCGGGGCGAACTTGCCTTTCAGAAACTGGGTGACGTGGACGTGGTTCTGCAGGTAGCCCGTCACCCGGTGCTGGCCGTAGACTTGCCGCACCGCCACGGCCGCGCCGTTCGCCGCGTCCTCGAGGAGATGATCGGCTTCGGCCGTGAGGTGTTCAGGCATCAGCGCCAGCGCCTGCTTGAGTTCTTCAAACTCGGGCGACCAGGTGAACGATCCCGTCATGCCCATCAGGCCACCACTTCCACCGCGATCAGTTCCATCGTGATCCCGCGCTCCTCGAGGTTCGCCTTCCCGGTGATCGAGAACGTCCGGGCGCCGCCT